GTCAGTGTATAGTTTATCGCAAAATTACCGTCTAACGTATAATTGCTTATATTTCCAGTTGTTCCTTGGGTTCCTTGTCGACCTTGCACACCTTGTGTTCCTTGAGAGCCCGTTATGCCTTGTGTACCCTGACTTCCAACTGTTCCTTGAGACCCCGTTGTGCCTTGTGTACCAATAGTTCCTTGTGAACCCGTAGTACCCTGAGTTCCTTGCGTTCCTTGTGAACCGATTGTACCTTGAGAACCTACGGTTCCTTGACTTCCTATTGTACCCTGAGACCCAGTGATACCTTGTGTACCTTGCGTTCCTTGTGAACCAATAGTTCCTTGACTTCCTATTGTACCCTGAGGCCCAGTGATACCTTGTGTGCCTTGAGATCCTTGGGTTCCAATAGTTCCTTGTGTACCGGTTGTGCCTTGTCGACCTTGTGTGCCTTGGGTTCCTTGAGAACCCGTAGTACCCTGACTTCCTACGGTTCCTTGTGTACCTTGGCTACCAATAGTACCTTGTGAACCCGTTGTTCCTTGGCTACCAATTGTTCCTTGACTTCCTATTGTACCCTGAGACCCAGTGATACCTTGCGTTCCTTGTGAACCAATTGTACCTTGAGATCCAGTAGTGCCTTGTGTACCCTGAGTTCCTTGGCTACCGGTTGTACCAATTGTTCCTTGTGAACCAACTGTCCCTTGTGAACCCGTTGCGCCTTGCGAACCAATTGTACCTTGGCTACCGGTAGTACCTTGTGTACCTTGAGAACCCGTAATACCCTGAGTTCCTTGCGTTCCTTGACTACCAATTGTACCTTGTGAACCTATTGTGCCTTGAGAGCCCGTAGTTCCTTGGGTTCCTTGTCGACCTTGTACGCCTTGTGTTCCTTGACTGCCGATTGTACCTTGAGAACCTACGGTTCCTTGAGAGCCCGTAGTACCCTGACTACCAATTGTTCCTTGAGACCCAATAGTACCTTGTGAACCCGTAATACCCTGAGTTCCTTGTGTTCCTTGACTGCCGATTGTTCCTTGACTGCCGATTGTACCTTGAGAACCTACGGTTCCTTGTGAACCCGTAGTGCCTTGTGTACCCTGTGACCCAATAGTACCTTGAGATCCTACGGTACCTTGTGTGCCTTGTGAACCAATTGTTCCTTGGCTACCAATTGTTCCTTGACTGCCGATTGTACCTTGTGAACCGGTAGTACCTTGTGTGCCTTGTGTACCTTGTGTTCCTTGACTACCAATCGTTCCCTGACTACCAATAGTTCCTTGACTTCCTATTGTACCCTGAGACCCAGTGATACCTTGTGTGCCTTGTGTTCCTTGTCGACCTTGCACACCTTGTGTTCCTTGAGACCCAATCGTTCCCTGACTTCCCACGGTTCCTTGGCTACCGGTAGTACCTTGTGTTCCTTGAGATCCTACGGTTCCTTGTGAACCAATTGTTCCTTGTGAACCGGTAGTACCTTGAGACCCAGTGATGCCTTGTGGACCTTGAGTTCCTTGTGAACCCGTTGTACCTTGTGTGCCTTGAGAACCGATCGTACCCTGACTACCTACGGTACCTTGTGTTCCAGTTGTACCAATAGTACCTTGAGATCCAGTAGTGCCTTGTGTACCCTGAGTGCCTTGCGTTCCTTGAGAACCAATAGTACCTTGAGAGCCCGTAGTTCCTTGTGTACCTTGGCTGCCAATAGTTCCTTGTGAACCCGTAGTTCCCTGAGTTCCTTGACTTCCAGTTGTACCAATTGTGCCTTGTGAACCCGTTGTACCTTGTGAACCGACAGTACCTTGTGTGCCTTGTGAACCCGTTGTACCTTGTGAACCAATCGTTCCTTGTGAGCCCGTTGTACCCTGCCGACCTTGTGTGCCTTGTGTACCTTGAGAACCAATAGTTCCTTGACTTCCTACGGTACCTTGAGTTCCTTGTGTTCCTTGAGATCCTACGGTACCTTGTGAACCCGTAGTACCAATCGTACCTTGGGAACCTGTAGTTCCTTGTGTACCTTGGCTACCAATAGTACCTTGGGAACCTGTAGTTCCTTGTATACCTTGGCTACCAATAGTACCTTGAGAACCGGTGATACCTTGTGTTCCTTGTGTACCAATAGTTCCTTGAGAACCCGTAATACCCTGAGTTCCTTGGCTACCAATAGTTCCTTGCGATCCTACGGTACCTTGAGAACCAATAGTTCCTTGGCTACCAATAGTACCCTGACTTCCAATTGTTCCTTGACTTCCTACGGTACCTTGTGAACCAATCGTGCCTTGAGAGCCCGTAGTACCCTGAGTTCCTTGTGTGCCTTGTGTACCTTGAGAACCAATAGTTCCTTGGCTACCAATTGTACCTTGTGAGCCCGTTGTGCCTTGTGTACCTTGAGAACCCGTAGTACCCTGAGTTCCTTGTATACCTTGGCTACCAATTGTACCTTGTGAACCCGTTGTGCCTTGAGACCCAGTGATGCCTTGTGTGCCTTGTGAGCCCTGAGTTCCTTGCGTTCCTTGTGAACCCGTAGTTCCTTGTGAACCCGTTGTGCCTTGGGTACCCTGACTTCCAGTAGTACCTTGTCGGCCTTGTGTACCCTGAGTGCCTTGAGAACCAATTGTGCCTTGCGATCCTAAGGTACCTTGTGAACCGGTCGTACCAATTGTACCTTGGGATCCCGTAGTACCTTGAGTACCTTGTGTGCCTTGTGTACCTATAGTACCCTGAGATCCGATTGTACCTTGTGAACCGGTAGTACCTTGTGTGCCTTGTGAGCCCTGAGTACCTTGAGTGCCTTGGCTACCGGTAGTACCAATTGTTCCTTGAGACCCAGTAGTACCTTGTGTTCCTTGAGATCCTACGGTTCCTTGTGAACCAATCGTGCCTTGAGAGCCCGTAGTACCCTGAGTTCCTTGTGTGCCTTGGCTACCAATAGTACCTTGAGAACCTACGGTTCCTTGTGAACCAGTGATACCTTGTGTGCCTTGTCGACCTTGTGTTCCTTGTGTACCTTGAGAACCCGTAGTACCCTGACTTCCTACGGTTCCTTGTGTGCCTTGTAAACCAATAGTACCTTGTGTTCCTTGTGTTCCTTGTGTGCCTTGTAAACTTAAATTGGTTCTGTATTTTACATTTCCTGTTCCGTCTAAAACAAGAACATTTGTTTCGTTTGTACCATTAGGTATTGCAGTGAATTTCGCAGTACTACCTGTCAGGCCTTGCGAAATATTTAAAGAACCGGAAACTCCGTACGATCCTGATAGTATTTTTGAATTTCTATAAACTCTTGAACTGCTATCAAAAATTATTAAATCGCCGTTTTTCCTGTTTATTTCTAATACATCATGTAGTTCACCTAGTTCATAACCATTTATCACGTTCACATAAATCGTACCATCAACTGCCTGTGTGATTGTTCGGCCTAATCTTACACCATGGAAAGGTGCTATTGGAATAGTCGATGTGTATTGTCCACTTGCCGATAAATATAACATCGTTCCTGGTACGAATGCTGTGGTATTTATGCCTCGTATCAGTCCGTTTGTTATAACATAACCGGTGCCATTCGTAGATATATTTTGTGCTACAAATCCTAAAGTTGTCGCTGAATCTGTATCATCTGTCCAACTTGCCGTAGCTACGGTCGGTCTCTGACCACTCTCACCATTAATATAGACAATTATTCCTTTAGTAAGTGTAAACGGGTTTGTATTGCGTACCCTAACTGCATTTTGATGACCGATTTCAATTGAAAAACCATTAATATCGGTATCGATATTTAAAGTTTTAGTGTCGTCGATCCATTGGAGCCTTCCAGTTAAAAATGGAGGAGTAGCTGTCGTAGTGAAATCGATATAATCGACAGTGGAAATGTGCGATTGTGTTACTAATAAGGACCCTGTAAGAGTTGCACCTTTCGTGAACTTTCCATACGAGGCTGTAACTGCGTTTGTTACAAATAGACTATTTAAACGCGCATCGGAACCCGATACGATTACTTTTTTCCAATTTGGCATACGTCCCTATTTTGTGGTTGGAAACCCTAACTTAGAGCCCACTTCCTTTCGGCCTACAAAATTTTTTAGGCTTATTCACTAAGCCGTTCCTGTTCTGCCTTTTTTGTCAGTTCAAGAATTCTACTATAAATATCTGCAACAACAATCGCATCCTTGCCAAATATTTGAATTTTTTCAACTGCGTTCTTGAGTATAACCAAATCTTGAAATGTGACTTTCAAATTATGTGACTTATCCATGTAACTGTTTTTCTAATTTTTGAACAATCGAATTTAATATTTTTACGTTTTCACCTTTGAAATTGGAAGCCGCAATAAAGTGTAATAGGAATTTAACCTCTACATCATCGAAGCCCGGTCGTTGTTCTTTTGCCTGTAAAAAACTTGCCATAATTTATAACCTTTTAGTTTTCTGTTAAGAGTATATGTAAATATCACCACCAGAAGTTACACGTATATTTCCGTTTTTCTGATAGGCTGCTATATCTGTCATCGATGCCGCTTCGTCTACTACTGCTGCAACAAACGCATCAGGTACAATTGCAGTTGCAGTACCTGCGAGTTTTGTATTTGTCTGTAAAGAGAAACGTGCTGCTGTATCATACCAACCGAATGCTGCACCAGTGCCGGCCGTTTCAGTTTGTACAATGATACCACCATCGCCTGTTGCTGAACCAGAATTCAATAATATGAAACGGTCTTCCACGTTCAAATTCGCAACATTTACATTTACTGTCGTTCCTTGCACAAATAGATCACCGGCAATATTAACATTGGTACCGAAAGTCGATGTACCGACAGTCAACACATCAGTACCGGCATTATACGTAAATCCGGTATCGCCAGTTACAGTATTCGAATCTGACCAATAAGCTACCTGATTTGCAAGACCTGTACCATCTACAAGTGAGGTACCCCATACTCTTGAGTCGATCTCGTCGGATTTTACATTTCCCGTACCATCGATAACAAGAACAGTAGTTTCACCGGCACCATCTAATAATGTACCATCCAACATTAATTGACTACCGGTAATCGATGTAGTCACGTCAAGTTTACCGGTCACACCTAAAGTAGTACCATCGAATGTTAGATTCGCTTCCCCATTCAATGAATTCGAATCGGTAAATGTCGCTAAACGATTATCCACACCATTTGCAGCATCGACAAGTGTCGTTCCCCAAACACGTGTATCGATTTCATCGGATTTTACATTTCCGGTAGGATCGATTACTAATACAGTCGCTTCTGCTGCGCCGTCAAGTAATGTACCATCTAATCGTAAATTACTACCGGTAATTGCACCGGTTACATCTGCACGGCCGGTAACAGTTAATAGTGTACCGTCGAATGTAAGATTCGCTTCACCGTTTATTCCGGTTGATGTTGTCGATGTTATAATTCGATTATCGCCGGAGTTTGTATATGTTGTTACAGCTGATGGAGTAAGGCCTGTAAGTTGTGAACCGTCACCTTTAAAAGAGCCGGTAAATGAACCGGTGAGTTGCACACCGGATGCACCGTTTGCGATTAGATTACCGGTACCGCTTATCGCTTTCGATGTTAGGTTGCCGGCATTTCCACCACCAATAACCGCCTGACTTGCGGTTAAGTTATCTACCTTTAATGCTGAAAATTGTGCCGCTGAACCTGATACGACGACCTTCTTCCATGTTGCCATTGTTATTCCTTTACATTATACACCGAAAAACAAATCGCCATTATAAAAATATAGGCCGCCTGATACCGGTGTCTTTAATTGAGTGTGCATTTTAAAAACTGCAATTTCATCTGTTGTTATTTTGAAAATATTCGAATCGTTATCCGTTTTTATTGCGAACGGGTCATCAGTACCATTTGCAGTGATTTCGGCGTAACCGTCGATCTGCAACTTCTGTGTGTCGTTCTCAAATATAAATATGGGCTTATAGGTCGAATTATAGTATTCTCCGAAACCATTTACAGAAATTTTTTCATCCGCGTACCAATAGTCGCCATTTGACTGGTATGTAAATAGATTTGATGCGTTACCACCGATAAAAATAGGTGTGCCGTGTTCGACAACTCGAACAATATTCTGTTCTTCGCTAACCGAAACATAATTGCGTTCTTCGGTTACCTTTACGGTATTTTTATCGATTCTTACATTTGCCATTATCGAGTCACATTATATTTTGTCGTTATCGTGCCCTCTAATAATCTGACAACATATTCAGGATCTGTTTTTGTATACGGATCTGAAGAGGTGAATATTTCTAAATCGTAAAAGTACATGTCTTTCACTAAATTATTTGTGTCAGCTGCACTAATATATACGCTTAAAGAACCACTCGTACCAGTTATTGCAATTGAGGATTTGTTCGCAGTCGAACCGCTCGAGTGTAACGATAAAGATGTCGCTGCGCTACCAGGATCTGTACGTAATTGCATACGAGCATTGTATCCTGTAAGATTCTTTATACTACCGGTCGCATCCGTATATTCTACAGTGATTACTTTTGTAGAACCACGATTGATTATAAAATTGTAGTTTTGGCAGCTCAATATATTTCCTCATTATACGTCTTCAATTATCTCGTCTTTAAACCGCTCCACTTTTTTTAGTGCTGCGTATGCGGCCTTATACGCATTTTCATCACCATTTACATCGTAGGGAAATTCGATTCCGAAATGATGTAACGGCCTTGCATTATTCATACGTGCTTCCTCATCAGGAAACACAAATATACTCGCCACGTTTTCGTGACGTTTATCGTATTTCAATATAAGTGAACCGTCGGCTTGTTCTTCGTATCTTTCTGTGAATTCACTTCCCAATACTATTTTTTTAACCTGTAAATACGCACCAGGATAAAAATCACCATTCACTTCATAATTCATTTTCAATGCCATAGAAACCTTTTTATATAAATATCAGTTTTGATTTGTTTACTTAGGTATATAGACAAAAAAATAGGCACCTTGTGAGTGCCTATTTATATTAATCTACCTTGACAGGCTTAGATAGTATTCAAACCTTCAACAAAGATCTTACCGTAGAATTCAGGACGCAGCATTTCTTTTGCGTATCTTGTCATCACGGCTTTTCTTGGTGTAAAGTTATCAGGATCGTGTACAAGCGGTGTCATAATCAATGGAATGTATGGAGCGTATACGGCACCTGTTTCCAAATATTGTGTTCCTCTGTATCCCATCAAAATTACATTTTCTTTCATGTAAGGTGATTTGTATACAGTGAAACGATTATTGATTGTACCGATCTTGTGAGATCCCATACTAAACTGATTTCTGCTTCCGTCTGTGTCGGCTGCATAACCAGGAATCGATTCGAGTACAGTTGCTACAGTTGGTGAGGTAACCAAGAAGTTTGCACCACCTCTAAACGTCAATCTATCGATTTCGTTAGATACTGCTTGGATCTTAGTTCCCAATGTTTGGAACCATGTACCTTGATTGTATGCAGCAGCGTTTGCAGCTGTTTGACTGAATGCGTTTGTATCAGGATTATATTCGTATCCTAAACGTGCTGACCAATATTTAGTCGTTTGAGCGTTCAATCTCAACATGTCTAAGATTTCCAAATCGATTTCTCTCGCAACATATTCACCAAGGATACCGGTTAATTCTGCTTCTGCATCGATGTTCTGGTATGCGTTGATGTCCTGTGCGAATTCAGGTGTCCACATTGCCTTCAGTTTACGTGTCTTTGCAGTTAACGCTTGGCTATGGAACTCAAGGTTCAATTCAGGAATATCTAATGGATCTTGACCAGTTTTGTTCTCTTCAAAATCACCTCTTGTAACATCAGTAGGTTGCTTCTGATAGTAAACTGCCAAGTTAGCGATCTGTGTTGCTGAACCAGAAATTACAAATGTAATTTGAGTTTTTGCAGCATTGATCGAAGTGAACTGATTGAACTGCGTGTCGATTCCTGTACCACTAACCGTAAATGCACGTACACCTTCCAAATCAGGATTTGTCAAAGAACTAACTGCGATAGTCAATTTTTTGATTTTTGCAGAGTCAACAACTGAACTTGAGAATTCGCTATCGAAGTTTACATCTGATGACAGATTACAACTTGAGAATACGCCTTTAGTTGCAGTTGGCGTACCAGATGAACTTGCGATAAGTCCAGTCTTACTGTAATCGTTGATTGAATATGCGAATCGTCCTGCACCATAAAGACCACCGGTTGCAACTGCTTCACCCTTAGATGCATCAGTTACACCCCAAATCGAGTCTTCTTGTGAATCTTTACCAGAACCACTTGCGAAACCTGGTTGTCCAGTACCATACTTGAATTCCAACCAGAACACGAGTCCTGAAGGTAAATTCATCGGCTGTACCGAAACAAAGTCCTTTGCAGTGATTTCACCGAAAATTCTTCTAATCAACGGTAACGCAACACCAGCCCATTCTTCTGAACCGGCAGCTGTTCCTGTTCTGTTTGCTTCAACTACCAATTGCTTCGCTTGGTTTTCTAAGAGTTGAGCAACATTTCCTTTGTCAAGATCTGACAAGTTTTCTAATAGCCCTGTTTTTTCCCACTTTGAGGTCAGTGCTACTACATCTTTACGCCTTTGAACGTGTGCGTTCTTTGGCAATAAATTATCAATATTCATGCTTTTCCTTTAGTTTTTAAATTTACTTAATACCTGCTAATTCTTTCCATCTTGAAGCGAACGCATACTGATTATTCGGTGTGTTCTTAATAGAACGCATAGGCTTCGATGCAGATTCTACAATTTGGTTTTTCGTATTTGTTTTAGCCTGTCTGTCCAAACTTTCACAAATCGTAGCATATACCAATTTAACTTCTCTGATCGTTTGTGCCCTGTCGAATGCCTCAAGTATTTTCACTTGCTTCTGTGCAGATAGTTTATTAGCACTTGTAATCTTAGTCAAAAACAACAATTTAGAATTCAAAAGATTTACTTCGTTAATTGCGTTTTTCTGTGTTGTAATTGCACGGTAAGCCTCTTTAAGTTGGGCTTTCGCTTCAGATAACTCTCTGCGTAAACGACGGTTTTCAGACTGCATTTCTTTTTCTGTTTCCATATCGTCTTCTTCGTACTTCATATCATCTTCCGCGTCACCTTCGAGTTCCGCAAGAATCTCATCGAGTCCACTCATTAAGTCGTCTTCATCATCTGGTTCTTCTTCGTCATCTTCCGGTTCTTCCATGTCCATACTATCGCCGCCTTCTTCACCTTCAAGTTCTGCAAGAATTTCCGCAAGGTCCATTTCGTCATCTGCTGGTTCTTCTTCGTCATCCATTGCAGGCACCATGTCGTCTTCTTCTGCGAGTCCGTCATAATCAGGATTCGCGTCGTCATACGTTTCATCTGAATACTCTTCGCCCATTGTGTCTTCAGTATCGGTTGGCATTACGTCTTCTTCGTCATCCATGCCTTCTTCTTCTGAAAGTTTCTGAGTGATTAATTGTCTTACCGTCGGTTCGAATGCTTCTTTCAGTCGACCGATTGCCGTTTGAACTGCGGTTTCTCTAACTGCTTTTGCATCAGCGATAGCCTCGTTCAAAAGATTTGAATCTAATTTCATACAAAATTTCCTTGATTTTTGTAATTTAAGATTATTTAGAATCTTAATAGGTGTGTTCTATAATAGAGGGACCGAATATTAGTATTCGATATAATACTATATATATTTTGCAAAATAGAAATAACTCGATTTTAGCGATCGTGTTTTATAAATTTGTTTCTGTGTTTTGCTTTGTCAAGTAACTCTTTTCTGAGTATTGAAGGTTTAACGTATTCACGTTTATCGAATAGTGTTTTGACCTTTCCTGAGTTTTTCAGTTCCTGCTTCCAAACACGAATCGCTAAACCTAAATCGCCATCAACAACTCTTGCACCAATACCACCAGGCAGTAGTGATAAAAACCGTTTTTCTTTTTTGTTCATTGTAGAATTTTTAATAAGTAGTATTTTAGATTTTAACGAGTACTCATATTTTTCAAAATATTCCCAAATTTCTTTTCGAAATTTTTCGCAGTCGCATTCCATCTGTTTTTAAATTCATCAATTGGAATTTCACCGTACATCTCATCGATCAACATTTCAGTTTCCATTAAAAAATCATCGACGGTATCTTGTACTATTTGTGTGGCAATTTGACGACCATACTCGTTAAGTTTCGGATTAGATGATTGTGGTATACCAGATTTCATTTTAGTCTCGTCTAAATACTGTCGAGTCATCAGTTCGACAACCTTTGAAATTTTTTCACGAATTACCGATGTTTGATTCGATCTATTTTTCATATCACCATTTCCGTTTTTTCTTCGCTTCTGGTATTGCAGTGTATGCTGAAGGATTTTGTTTTTCGATTTCGTATTCTAAATATTCTGCAGCTGCACTTACATTATGTTTAGCATCTGTTATTTTAGTTTGCCACCAGTGAGGAAAATCGACCGGTGACTGTAAATTCTTTACGAGTTTGCATAATTCGGCTGCGTCTTTTGCTATTGAATATAAATCCGATTTTATCATTTCGAGTTCATCTTCATCATGACTTAAATCTAACGCTTCCTTTTTAACCGGCAAACCTTTATGTTTTGTTTTAGCGAATTTTTCTAATTCCTTTTCTGACATTTTGTACATTTCTTTAGATGCACCTTTTAATGAAGATACTGGAATGTCGCCTCTTTTTGCTGCCAATGCTGCACCGGCTGCTTGTTGTTGGTCTTGTGATACCGATTTTTCGTTTATAACTTCGCTAACTGCTTGTCGTATATATGTTCGGATTTTATTTTGCACTGTTATACCTCGTAGTATTTTCCTAATACAGTACCGATATCGTCATACGCAGATTCGAATCTTTGTTGACTCTGACGAAGTTCACCTGCTGTTTTCTGTAATATTTTATAGGCTTCTTTTAACTGTTTCATGTGTCGTTGTACAGTTACACCATCGAACCAATTTTCGGTTTCTTGCAGTGTCATGTTTTCAGCAGTATCTACCAGCCAACCGATCTCTTCAACCTTTTGACGAATTTCTTCTGATTTCACAAACGACTCTTTATAGTTACCGTATTGTCTACATGCTTCTAAAAATGCACGCTTTTCTGATTTCGTGTATCGCAGATTATCGCCAGTTGCATTTTCTTTAAGGAATTTTTTTAAAGTATTCGATTTCATATATACCTATTTTATTTTAAACAACATACACCAGAAAGTTCGCATATAATATCGCGTATGAGAACATTAGCGATATCGTAACTTTCAGTATTCGGATTTGCTGATTCGTTTACACGTTGCATGAACGCGCCTTGAGTTGAAGGATTTGAAACGAAATCCCATCCGACAAGTGTAAAATCTGGTTGCACCTCTACGGTAGTTTCATCTAATTGACGCACACTTCCCATACCTCTTGAACTAATACCCAACGTAACACCGGCTTTGAATAGTTCTTTAAGTATATTACCGGACGGTGTATTCAGAATCTGAACTTTACCGTATACGTCATCGCCTTTCCATTCCACATTCAGAATATTATGGGATACATTGCGTAAATTCACTACACTCGATTCAGGATGATCTAATTCCCCCAACGCCCTCTTCTGTGCAATTTCTACTTTACGGTATCGTTCGATTTCACGTTCGAGTATCGGTTTCGGATATATTCTCCCATTTTGGTTTTTTACACCAGCACGTTGCAATACACCTTCGACAATAAAAGAATTGTCGCCGTACTTCGATTCGGTTATCGAGTCACGTGTATAAATGAAATTGCCGTATTCTACCAATAAGTTTTTCATATCGTTTTCTTATTTAGTTTTACCTTCTTCAACTGAAGCCTTTCTGTATAGAGGTAATAACTTTTTCAATTCGTTTGCGAATTTTCTTGCTTCACTTTGCGATTTTTTTGTTTGACCATTATGCGATTCTTCAAAAGATTCCCACAATTTACTAATTGATTCAAATAATTCATTCTTTGTCATTTTTATAACTGTTTCGAAACTTCTTTGATACCAGTGTTTATTTTTTGTTTAAATGTCGAACTCGGATCGTTTTTAAAATCTTTATATGAGATCTCATCTAATTTTTTTATCGTATCGCTCATACGAGACAGTAATTGTTCAACAATTGCAGGTTCGTAGTATTTAGGTATCATATTCTTTTTCTTTTTCTTTTTAGAAGTAAATGCATATGGTGTTTGATATTCACCGCCCGCACTTGCTGTTGTGTTCATCTCGTCGACTTCATCGTATTCATCTACAGTATCTAACGGTTCGGTACCTTCTTCTTTTCTCCACCCACCACCAGCATCTTTATATTTTTTTGCTGCCCACGCGTTTGCATATGCAGACGGATACACATCAAATTTTTTTTTAGCTTGCGATTTATAATACGACCATTTTTGTTTATCGGTCGGCACATTTTTCTCTGTTAACATTATGCCCCAGTTTTAACATACACGGGTTTTTGCCCTTTTTTCTGCTCTCCACCTTTCTTCGCATCTCCACCTTTTTTCTGAGCAGCTCTTTTTCTATTTACAAATGATGCGATTCCTTTTTTTCCTAATTTTGACGCTTTCTCTTTCGATAAACATGCTGAATACGCATCCCCCTCTTTTGCATCACCGCACTTTCCAACCTTTTCACCTTTTGAATTGTATCGGTCCCATCCACCACCAGTTGAAGATCCTGACCCGCCTTTGCCAAACCACTTTCTAAGGTCTTCTTTATAAATGTCAGTTAACTTTAGACTCATTACGTGATTCCAAGTGATGAATAAGTTCGTAATATTTAATCATTGATGAAATATGTTCGTCTTTAACACGTTTAGCATTTACAATCTCATTCGCTAAATTTGTCACTTCGTTCAATTTTATTTTTAATGCTGTATCCTCAACCTTGCGTATCAGAGAATACAATGATTTTTGTATACCGATAGCTTCGGTATATATAAATTCTTTAAATGGTTGGAGACTTGTATTTTCAGTTATAAAACGATTTATCAATGTTTTTTGTTTCGGATTCAAGTTCTTGTATTTGTTATTGAACTTTTCGATAACCATTTTGAACGCAAGTTGTTTGATTTCCGAACTCTGCTTATCGTATATAGACTGTGGTGATTCTGTTAATTTAGTTTTATTCGCACCTGTCAAATGTTCTAAAATCGTATCATACGAATTCACATGCCCTGTTGGATTATCTGCAGAGTCATATTCAAATAATTTATATACAGATGCTTTCAATTTATAATCGTGTACACGCGCTTCGAAGAACTTTGCAAGATCGTACTTAGATTTTATCTCAGATATCAGACTGTATTTTTCCTTATTAAGTTTTTTCTCGTCGATACTCTTTCGCTGTTTCAGTACAATCTCTACGAGTTTAAATGCAGTTGACTCTTTTTTGTTTCGTGTGTCGATTAAGGCTTGATAACATGCCAGTTCTTTATTTAACTCGGTACCTTCTTTAAAGAATTTTCTAACAATTGTCAAACTCTGATTTTTATTATTAGTCAATACGTCAGATGCGACCTGTTTAGACAGCAACTCAAAGATGATACCGGTATTTTTGTATTTTACATGTTTAAATTTCTTCATGCTATGCTACACCTATGATTTAATAATAAATATTAAGCAATTCCCTTAAACTAATTCATCTAACAATGAATTTTCATCAAGCATCTTAATATTATCGATATCTGAATCGTTTTTTTTCGTTTCATTGAGTGCAACAACTTTTTTACCGAACGATTTCGCTATAAGTTCCAAATCTTTACCAGCATTTAAAAACCCGTTTGCGAATTCCTTTCTGCCTGACGGGTCTCTACCATATAACGGATCTTTATCACGTTCAAACGATCCGTGCTTTAAAGGTCTACCAGTGTTTTCTTCACGTTTGTCTTTCTTATAGAGTTTTGTAATTCGGTCACCTGCTTCAGATTCCTCTGCATGTTTAATACCCATACTCGATGCGATTTGCATAGATACGATATCGTGAGGTGTACCAAATGATCTTCCAGTTTTCGCCGGGTCATTACCTTCAGATTTAATCTGCTCTTCTCTGAATTCACGTTTAAGGTCTTCGATCATCAGTTCTTGCTGCTCTTCCCATTCCTCATGTGTCATATTGAATAGATTCTCGTAAACCCATTTACGGCTGAATAATTTGTTTTCTTTTATGTTCTGAATCAGATTCAGTTTCTCATTTAACAGATCGACTTTCTGACGTTCATACAACAAAGATGGTGTCGACAATTCCAAAGAGAAATCTACAAGATCTTCATCACGGAAACCTTGCATGTATAAATGTATGTGACCAATTTTCTGCAATTCAGATACTACAATTTTTTGAATTCTTTCTATGAATCTTGCAAATTTTATATCTTCGGCCGCAAGTGTTCCTTTACCGTCGACACCTTCATCATAACCTAAATACGCTTTCGGTATTTTCAAATACGCCATTTGTTTTTTCTGCAAATATTCGATATCCTCTAAACTACCTTCATTTGTCAAACCAGGTAACGATTCGATTCCAGTACCACTATCAGCACCTCTTGTCGGTAAATAGAAATCCTCAAGCATATTCATGAGGTTGAAGCGTAAATTGTAGTCGCCAGTTTGAGGATCGATGTATGGTACCTTTTTCATTGTATTCGCAACGTCTTCCATGTATCCGTCGATTGCTTCAGGTGGTAAATTTCCGACATCGATTTTAAATATACGTCTCTCAGGTGCTCTCATAATACGATGTATCAACATCGCATCTTCCATCATGGTCAATTGTTTCCAAACTTTTCTTGCGCCTTCTAATAACGATTTACCATACGGTAAAAAGTTTGTATCGGTCAGTACACGAAAATGTGCGATCTCATGATAATCGAAAACGCTTCTTGCTTTCTGATAATTAAACATCGTCTCACCCTCATAAATATATTGTGTGAGATTTTGATTATCACCTGCATAGTCATCACGTTTAATCAGTGATGGGTGAATCGGCACTGCATCCACAATACCTACTGAAGGTACTGTATTCAAGTATAAGAATAAATCGCCATATTTACATAGCGATCTTGTCCAATGCCACAGATTAAAATCGACATTTAAAATATCGTAATATAGGTTATTAAGTATTTTTTTCTTTTCTGCATCATCGCACCGTATTGTCAATAGGTTACCATGTGCGTCTTTTACAGTAGCCTCATCTGCATATATGTCTAATGCAGATGCTAAGATCGGATCCGATTCCATACTTTCATAATCAAGATACATAGCCATTCTTGCCGCATCGACCTGTTCGGTCTGTGAAGAATAACCGGTACCGTATTGGCTATCACCAAATCTTGACGATTTTATACCACCGTATTTCGGCGTTATATTATTACCGATCGACTGTAATTTATCATAATCGATTACACGGAGTCGATCACCCGGTGTTTTTTTTATGATTATTTTTTGACTAAATAGTCGCTGTATTACTTTTCCTATTGCTGACATATTTCAATTTTTTTATAGTAACCACCGTGTCGATATAGTATTACCTTTTCCGTCATCCATTGTCCATTTTGAATTATCCCCATTCGCATTCGGTGTATACACTCGTTTGTGCATATGTTGTAATGTTTTTCTGGTCATATCTAAACCAATCTCACGTAGTTTCAGTGCAGTATCACGAACAAATAACGCAATACCTGTCGATAATACTGCATCGTCTTTACGGCCTGGTCTTGCCTGTGCTTTACCGTTTAGCCATACAAAAACAAGCAATTGTGATATTAGCCTCTTCGACCTTACTATAATTAGTTTTTCATTGAAATATCGCTCGATTTTTGATACGATCATTGGACGATTTGCGGTAGTTGTTGTGAAACCAGGAACCATATCCTTTTTCGATTTCAAATCGTATCCTTTCGAAATATGTTTTATCGGATCGACATATACATCCTGTCTGTAACTATAAAAAATATTCGAATAATTCATGTCGATCGCTTCTTGTACAGTATCATAACCGATATTTTTATTTTCAATTACAAGCATTGCCGTGTTGTATTCGGTTGCGATCGATACCGCCATTCTACCTAAATCTCGTGGCGATACTTTTCCAATATACTCGGCAACTTGTTCCATCGATTCGACATCAAAAACTTCAATTGCAGAATCGTCGGCACCATCGCCACGAGCAACGTCTACCGATACAACATAAGATCGTGTATAATCAGGATATTTCCATATCCAATAATCGCCATCGATCCCTCTGCGTTCTAATGGATCGGTAACCATGTTTTCGTTGTACCATTTTAAAACATCACCTTCAATAACCGAATGACCTGATGTCAAAAAGTCGCAGTCACATTCCTGTGCCGCCATTCTTTCACCTAAATGGAGAGTCTGTTGGTCACGCCATTTTTGATCTCGTTCAGGATGTAGATCCCAATTAAGTTTTATCGGATTAAACGGATCTAAACCGTCTGGTGCTTTTTGTATTTCTGCATCGACCCATAATTGGTGAAATAAGTTGTCTACACCATTTGGAGTCGATAATAATATTGCATCTCCACCTGTAGCTAATGTCATCTGTGCCGATGCCCAAATACGATCGATGTTGTCAACAAATGCAGCCTCATCTATAATCAATAGTGAAAGTGCTTCGGAACGTCCTGCTGTTGGTGAGGATGATACAGCTTTAATTGTTGAACCGTTTGCGAATGATAATTGTAGTTTATTATCATCTACTACACGCGTTTTCATCCATGACGGCAAGTTCGTATTCATTACCTTTACTTTATGTACAAGGTTCTTTGCAACATCTTGTGTTGTTGCGATTACGAGTACTTTGTAGTTTTCACGGAAAAGCATATTCATTAAAGCATATGCAGCAACCAGTGTTGAAATTCCCATTTGACGGGACTTCAATATTATATTGAATTTATGCGATATTATTTCTTCAAGGGCCCGTGTTTGAAACGGGAATAGTTGAAACGGAATTTTGCCCTGAATAGGGTGTTCGATCTTGCAGTATTTTTTTATCGCATAATTATAATCGACACTACATCGTGCAAGTTCTTGGGTTACAATATCACGTATGTTCGGTTGTTTTTCTGACATAGTGTTATCGAATTGTTGCTACAATATACGCTCCTGAAAAGATTGTAAAACCGCCTATTAGTGTACCGGCAATAAAACTGAATTGTTTAGTTTCGTACCATTTCTCTTTAGGTTTCGTAGGAAAATCTACAAATCGATTCACGGCATTTTTATAGATGTCGATTTCTTTATTTCGATAATCGATTATTGTTTCGTTATATGAATTTAGACGAGTCAGTGCATCGACCTGTTTTAACAGATTCGCATTTTGACTATCCTTGACTTGTAAATCGCTTTCTAAATTTTTTATACGTACCGATGCATTAATCAAGAGATCTTTGTGTACAGTGATCGAGTCTGCTTTTTGTGCGAATACGCAAATAGATATTAAAACGAAAAAAGTTGTCAGTATCTGTTTCATATTATTTACTGTTTAAAATATTCAATGCGTCTTCGACTGTTAGATCGACCGGTTTACCTTTTTTAGAATTGCGTTCGATTCGATCAAGTTCTTTTTTCAATTCAGAAATCTCTTCGAGTGTCAACTGCTTATCTCGTTCAACCTGTTCACTTTCAACTGCAAGTTTTTCTGCTTCGGTGATTTTCGAATAGACTTCGGTTACGATTTCAGTTTTATACTGATACGCATTATATAGAATATATGCAAGTGCGCCGTTTGACATCAGCGACAGTATCATTACGATATAGATTAGTATATTACTCTGAGACTTTTGTTGTGTTTCCATTATATTCTTGTATTTTTTGTAACGCGATTTTTTTAAATTCATGGTATTCTTCACGCATTTTTTCTGCGTGTGTTCGGTCCCCATTCCAAACTTCGATTCGCCCGTCGCTATTCACAAAGTGAGATTCGCCGGCAATTTGTTCGTAAGTTATGTCGATCTCTTTATCGGCCTGTTTGAAAAACGCTTCGGCGTTACGCATCATCTGCTCACGCTCGTACTCTTTAAATTTACCTTCTTGTTTCATTTTGGTTTCGATACGAAATTGGCAGTCTGCACATCTACCGAATTTTGCACGGAATCGCTTATCTAATTTCGTGTACACCTTTGTACGACAATTAGGTAAACAGTTCGGATACGAATTCAAGTATTCACGTATCTCCTCTACGGCTTCTTTATGCACACCACTGCGTACACGATATCCGTTCTTCTGTTCCCATACTGCAATAACATCACCATTCGAATCTTTCTCTTCCCAAGTCTCTCCAACTTCACGGCGTTTCGATTTCTCACTCGCTACATCAGCATCGGTGAAACCAATTTTTGTACGTGTTTGAGTTCGATGTTTACCTTCAAGCATCTCACGAACTGCTTTAACATTTTGTAACCTTGCCATATTCGATATATTATATTAGTCGTTTTTTGATGCGTCTTTTAATCCTTGGACCATTGCATTTATTTTACCTTTCGGTACACCTACTAAATCAGCAAACTTCACAATTGCTTCTGCCTGGTCACCGGTATTATTGAATTTCAATAGATTTTTCAATGAAGAGTTTTCAAGTTTTTCAAAAAATCTCTTGACTCTGATTTTTTTAAATTCCTTAGAAGTCTCAGTTTTTTCTTCATTAATCAATTCTGCAAGAGTTTGCTGCACCATTTTTTGTACAGCTAATCTTATCTGTTTTTCATGCAATGGGTGTTTCGGATTTCTTATGTTCATTTCATTCCTTATAATTTACTAATAAATATCTTTTTCGATTCGATTAACGTGTAAATGTAAACACGCCCATTATTTGATTTAACGGTGCAAACGCACCGGTCAGTTTATATGTACTACCTTTATAATTAAATACAATGCCCTCATTAGGTACAATCTTTTCAAAACCACCTAATGATTCGAGTCGCTTCAATTCCAATTCGAGTTTAATTAAATTTTTAGCATCACCAGTTGCACGTATTGAAGATATCGCGTTTTTAAGTTTGTCGACAATATCACGTTTCGCCTCTTCAGGATTTACAACAAGTACCGATGACATGAAGGAAAGTACATCGGCGCCAACGCCTAAAAATATTTCTTCGAATTTCATAAGATTTGTTTTTGAAATTTTCTGGTAGTCGAGTTTATCTGTTTTTTCGGCCCATTGACGGATGTCAGGATCGGTGATCTGATTTAATCGGAACGACTTATCGAAAAACGCCCATCGTTTAACTAAACCGTCACGTATATCTGGTGACAAATCTTTCGGAGCGTTTTTATTGATCCATTGTTCCCACCATGCTTGATGATAGTCTTCAACACCATTCGCATCGTTTAATCCGAATTCTTTTTGCAGTTTCGATATCTTAGTAATATAATCAGGTTGTTTCGCCATTAGATCTTGACTCTTCGGTAAAGTTTGTACAGGAGGTCCTTGTAATTTAAAACGACTTTGAATATTGGCATTTACCTTTTCGATCATATCGGCAAGTTTAAAACCTGCTTGAGGATCTTCGCTTATCGGATTCCCTCGTTCATCGTATTCCATTGTACCGTGGAATACTAAAAGCGATTGCCCATATGGAATGACATTTGTATTTTCAGGATATATCACTTCGCAATTCATGAACGCTTTACCCTCTTTGAATATCGATTCGCGTTCCGCATTAGATAATTGTATTATTGCAGATTTTAAATCCTTTATTGCAAATGTAAACGCATCCGATAATGCACCACGTCCTGCAAATTTATCGATGAGATCTTGCTCAGTCATTGCCATTTCACCTGCGTTTACTAAGTGACCTTTATTTCTTGCAGAAATCAATGCACCATTTTTCCAACTTATCGCAAGTGCCTGACCATCTGTTTTCTCACGGGCTAATTCGAGTTCGCCAGTTAATGCTGACTTTACAATTTGTTTGAGATCGCCAAATGTTAAATTCATGTCGATATCGAATGGGTGTGCCATATGACCATATGCACCACCTTCAAGTATTATATTTTCGGTTAAGGCTTCTGTACGCAATTTTTTTATTTTAGACATTATAGAATCTAATTCGGCTTTAGCTTTTATTTGTTTTGGTGAATTCGGAAACATTTTCATCAGTGCCGAAAACAAACGATTTCTCTCCGATTCTAATTTACGGAGTTCGTTCTTTGTATCCTCTACCGATTCTTTGTTTATTTCAATCGCTTGCAGTTGTTTTATTGCCGCTTTTTTAGTATCATGGGTACCTAATCGTTTACCACCCTTTTTAGGATACACTACCCAGTCGTCACCGACTTTTTTTACTGTTTCAATATTTAACACAGGATCCGGTGACTTAAATGCCGGCTTTCGCATAATTGTTTTTGCGATTAATCGATTCGCCTGTGTTTTAAACGGTATATTGATATTTGTTCTTTTATCCGTAATTACAAATTCCAAATATTTTTTAGTGAATTCATCGAACGCTGCTCTATTTCTAATGAGACGTTTAAAGAACCCGATCATTTCCGCATACGAAATTTCTTTGCCGTTTCTTGGATCGTTCAATCGTTGAAAAAAATGATCGATTTCTCTACCAAATTCGAAATCGTATGGAGCTAAATTCGTATCGGCGAATTTTTCCACAGAATCTAAATCGGCCTTAGCCATTTCATTCATCACATTGAGTTTCGATCGTATCAAATCGTATATGCGCTTGTCGAAATTCGGATACGCTTTTTCGAAATTCAATTTAGCGTTGTTTTCATCAGATATACTAAGCCAATCTCTTACATCAGTACCACTTATCGCATTCGGTAGTGATGGAGCAACATACACGTAGCCCTGTTGTTTAAACGGCAATAAATCAGTGTTACCAGTGTACGGCAAAAAATATTTACCGCCTAAACGGCCGGAGTCTTTTTCACCGACAACCGTTATCAATATATCCGAGTCTTCATCATAATCGTTCAGAATTTCAATAGGCCGGTACGGATTTTTTACCTGTACCACTTGCGTCTTCGGTATACCGAACATCGATGTTATTATGGTTTTTTTATCTTTGAAATCGAATGGCGATTTCGGTAATTCTACTTTATCTGAGGTTCCGATATAAACATTCGCCTTTCCGAATTTCTTGACAAGATGCATATAGGTCGCATAATGCCCTTTGTGAAAAGGTTGAAATCTACCTACATATGTTACGATGATATTACCCATTATTCTTCTTTATTACGTGTTATTAATAATTATTAGGTCTTTTTAGTATACAGTTGAAAAGACCAATCTGACGCACCGTTAACTACACCGGTATCTAATCGTAATAGATCTCCTTTACTAAGAGTAGTTTGACCTGCTCGGGAACCTGTGACTGCATAATAAAGGAAGCCGGCATCCGGTAATGATACTGTAACTATCGTACCTGAAAATGTAGCACCACCGTTTGTTGATTTCAAGGCTTTCATTACAAATGGGCCGCCACTCGGTAAATTTTTTGCTGATAGTGATGCTGAATAGATTGTTACATTTTCAACTACATATTTCCATTCTGCTACATCGGCCGCTTCGGTTGAAGGTGTTCCAGTACCTGACCAATCGAATACAAGTGGAAAGTTTGTTGAACCGATAATACCTTGCGTTCCTTGTGTACCCTGAGTACCTTGCGTACCTTGGGTTCCAATAGTTCCTTGTGTACCGGTTGTACCTTGTCGACCTTGAGTGCCTTGGGTTCCTTGTGTACCAATATCGCCAGTGTCACCTTTAGTTCCTTGAGAGCCTGTTGTTCCTTGTACGCCTTGAGTACCAATATCGCCAGTGTCACCTTTAGTTCCTTGACGACCTTGAGTGCCTTGTGTTCCTTGTGTACCAAGAGTTCCTTGAGACCCGGTATCACCTTTAGTTCCTTGTGAACCCGTTGTACCTTGTGTTCCTTGAGATCCTACGGTTCCTTGTGAACCAATTGTTCCTTGTGAACCGGTATCCCCAGTTGTACCTGAAGCACCTTGAGTTCCAATAGTTCCTTGTGTACCGGTTGTACCTTGTCGTCCTTGTGTACCCTGAGTGCCTTGTGTACCAATATCGCCAGTGTCACCTTTAGTTCCTTGGGAACCGATAGTTCCTTGTGTTCCTTGAGATCCTACGGTACCCTGACTTCCAATAGTTCCTTGTGTACCGGTAGTACCCATTGCACCAGTTTCACCTACTGTACCTTGTGTTCCAGTAGTACCTTGCCGACCTTGTGTACCCTGAGTGCCTTGAGACCCGGTATCACCTTTAGTTCCTTGTGAACCAATTGTTCCTTGATGGCCTTGTGTACCTTGTGTACCTTGTGTACCTATAACGCCTTGACTACCAATCGTTCCTTGTGTACCGGTTGTGCCTGCGGCTCCAGTTTCGCCTACTGTACCTTGAGTTCCAGTTGCACCTTGTCGACCTTGTACACCTTGTGTACCGATTGTACCTTGAGTTCCAGTAGTGCCTTGTGAACCAATTGTACCTTGATGACCTTGTGTACCTTGTGTACCCTGACTGCCTGTTGTACCATTTGTACCAGAGGCGCCTTGAGAACCTACAGTGCCTTGTGTACCTATAGTGCCTTGATGACCTTGTGTACCTTGTGTACCTTGGGTACCAATTGTGCCTTGTGTACCGGTTGTTCCATTTGTACCAGAGGTGCCTTGAGAACCTACGGTGCCTTGTGTACCGGTTGTGCCTTGATGACCCTGAGTACCTTGTGTACCTTGTGTACCAATTGTACCTTGTGTACCGGTTGTTCCATTTGTACCAGAAGTGCCTTGTGAACCAATTGTGCCTTGAGTTCCAGTAGTACCATTTGTACCAGAAGTGCCTTGTGAACCAATTGTACCTTGTGTACCGATTGTACCTTGTCGACCTTGTACACCTTGTGTACCGGTTGTACCTTGAGTACCGGTTGTGCCTTGAGTTCCAGTAGTGCCTTGTCGACCTTGTACACCTTGTGTACCAATTATGCCTTGTGAACCAATTGTGCCTTGTGTACCGATTGTACCTTGTCGACCTTGTACACCTTGTGTACCGGTTGTACCTTGTGTACCGGTTGTACCTTGTGAACCAATTGTGCCTTGTGTTCCAGTAGTGCCTTGTGAACCAATTGTGCCTTGAGGGCCTTGTACACCTTGTATGTTTACTGACCCTGTGAATATTTCAAAATCTTGTTTTAAATTATTATAACTCCCTGATAATATTAGAAATCGTGTTTTTGTATCTGAACTACTTCCTGAGATTGATTGTATTACATCATTTTCTGATAGAAGATCTCTACGTATACCAAATCCTTGAAAATATACACCATATAATTGAGTGAATATTCTTGATTTTATACCGTTCTCTGTATAATAGTCGATATTCAAAACAAGTTCGGTATTTGTTTCAAATGACGATAACGGTAATATCAGTCGTGCCTGATTAGGTGAATATCCTCTTTCATTACGAGGTTGAACTGTTATATTTTTTATATTGACAATATCGCAATCTCTAAATGCGAATACAGGACGTATAGCACGGGTCGACCCTACTCTAAAATAGAATTCGAACTTTTTCGATTCTGGTGTACTGATTTCTGATACTGATGCTAAATACGATCCTAATAGAGGCGCCTTTATCGGTTCTCTAACATTTTTGAGATTCAGTATATTTGTAACAACATCTGAACCTGATATAAAAATATCGATTTGTGGGGTATTCGAATTCAGAGATTCTGCGCCGTTTGTTGTCACGGTCAATTTGAATTCAGTATTTTCAACTGCATTAATCGATAGGTAAGGTCGCACATAATAATCATAATCGGTAACTATAGAACTTGTATATGATGCAGACAACGCAGTACCCTGATTATTAAATATCACAGAGTTTACAGGCGTTATTTTTTTAGAGCCGTTTACATATTGCCAGTATTGCGTGAATTCAGCTGCTGTTTTAAACTTACCGACCGATTTTTCAACAAACTCGATTTTAGTTCGGTCGATTTGCTCTGATACTAAGAAATCCTGCGTTTTTATTTTATATTCACCAATGTCACGGAATTCGCCGAATGACCCGAACGGTTTATAACTTATACGAACTTTGTCCGCATCACCTGCAATAGGTTGTAAATTGAAAAAATCTAATTGTACAAAAGATTCACTTGCAACTTGCGACAACTGTGCGTCTTCTGTTGAATAATAACTTGCAGTCACATTTTGTATATCGAAAAACTTTTTTACAGAGTTCGTTTGACCGTCTCTTACATAATCGAATCGGAATGGAGGATATACTTTTGCAGTTTTCGCATCCATCACTTCGAGTACGCTGCAACTATATGCCGGTACAGTACCACCTAATGAAACTATGGTCTGTTTGTCTAAACCTAATTGATTTGTCAAACCTTTTACGACAAGAGTACCTCCGACATATTGTTCATCGAAACTACCACCTGCATCATAGATAACACTAATGTCTTTAAACGGTGAAATTAGATCCTGACTCGATTCGAAATAGTTCGGACCAACTTTCGGATCGTAAATTATATTTTCATCGATCTCACTTACTCGAACTGCACCTTTTAGTGTATCACTATATTTGTATTCAACACCGGGTGAGGTTGTAGAAAGTTTAAATGAACCAGTGACTACCTTTCTACGGTCACGAGGATCGGTGTCGAAGGCGTAATATCTCTCACGTCTCTCAGTCGCTCTAACTATGGGCGGCGAAGCGAAAATTAATTCGGTACTATTTTGTATATTCGGAATTATGATTATACGTTTTGACCATATAAGATTCGGATTATCGATAAAATCTGAACTACTGGCATCTCTACTATATGCGAGTTCATTTCCATTTCTAACATCGACCGATGCCCTACCAGCGATGTATATTGTCGCTTCACCAGGTGTAGTTGTTTCGTATATATGTGCAACGATCAATCGTGCGTCGTCTTCTCCAATAAAATTGACAACTTCATGGAATACTGTTTTACCTGCAGCATCTATTATATCGATATAGATAAGTGATGACTTAACAAGTGTATTCGAATTTGCACGTATACGGAATGCGTTTTTTCCTAAATACAGACGTTCTGGTATATCGAATAATCGGAAATAATCAGTCGATAATAAAGATGTGTCCTGTATAGGGATTTGATTATAAACTTTGTCTAAACCGGTAGCAAATCTTTTACTCTTGAGCATTAATAACAGACCTTTATCATAATTATCAAGCAGCCTTTATTTCGGAAAAACCTTTTGTGTTTTTATTTATATGAATTAGACTATCTGCAAGATCTTTCATAGCATCTAAGTGACTAATACATAAAATAAAATCGAATTGCGTTTTCAGAAAATCGAAAAGTAAACCGACTGAAGATATCTTATCGGAATCTAATACGCCGAAACCTTCATCGATTGCGATAAAATTTGGCCTTGGTAAACTCGATACATTTATAAGTGCAGCACGCATTGCTACAGAAATCATAAAACGTTCCATACCCGATGCGAGTTCAACAGGCCAATTCATTTCATCATTATAGTGTATATAGCAATTTATATTTTTATCATCGGCCTCAAGTGTAACGTAAAACTCGACTATTTGATTCAGTATTGAATTCACCTCGTCTTCGATCACTGGCAGTATCTTTTTTAGAAGCATGTACGGTACACCATTTTTTGCGATCGATTCTAAATACGATTCGTATACGGAAATCTCATCGTATAGATCGTTTAACTGCATCTGTTTAGTTTTCCAAATATCGAATGTAGTTTGTAGTGACGACAGTTTATTACTATATGTCATCATATCATTGTGGTATTTTTTCTGTATAGTTTTGTTCGAGTTATATTCGATTTCTAATTCAGCAATTTTTTCCAATAACAGTTTATTGTTCAATTGAATCGATTCTTGTTTATGGTATTTTTTCTCTTGTTGTTTTAGATGCTTTATTTTATCATCGATAGTTTTCGATAGTTCACGATTGTTCGAATTCAAATTTTCGTAATTTACAATTTTAGATTCAAGTGAACCGATATCGTTTCGCAATTGGTTATATGAAGATTCCGATTGTTGAACCAACGGCTTCAGTTCATCATGTTCCCGTGTCAGACTTTGTATTTCCGATTTAAGTGATTCGTGTTTTTCTATAGTTTCTGGTAGTTTATCTTTCGCTTCACTTGCTTTTTGTACAAATGGATTATTGACGCAATATTTACAATTCGGATCGTATTCATGCGAGTCTAAATGTGAAATTTGTTCTTGATAGTGTTTCAAATTAGCAGATACTCTTGCATACTGTTCTTTACGTTTCTGTAAAGAATTTGCGATTTCTTGCAAACGAGTTTTGTCGGATTCAATTTTTTCTAAATCCAATTTCGAAAATGAATCTTGTAGTTTTACGAGATCTGATTTACATGTTTTTATTTCGTCAGTGTATTCGGATATCGTTTGTTTCAGCCGTTCACGAGTCGTAATGTTTTCATCTATCGATTTTGTAACTGCATCAATATCGATAATTTCATCGACATTTTGTATCTGTATTCTCAGTGAATTAAGTTCACTTTCTTTAGTTTTTAGTACAGTTTCTTCATGTGTATAGGAACCCGATGTCTCTATAAATTTCTCATGTATTTCATTTATCTGAGATGGTAGAGTTGTATAATGGTCTTGCAGTACATCCGATTCCAAATTTTTAATTAGTACTTGTTTACCCTTAATTTCATTTCGAGTTACCAAATACAATTCGTCGAATATCGATATATCCAAAAACGAATTCAATAAATCTTTACGTTCTCTTTGTGTTTTGAATATGAAATTTTTATTGTCGTTTTGTGTCGATAGTGCAGTCAAAAGAAAATCGTCATATGAACCGATGTATCCTCTTATTATTTTATTAGTCGAATCTCTATCAATATCGTTCAAACTTTGATATTCGCCATTTACCATTTTACCGAAATTGACATCGACACGTACATTTCCAGTTCGCTTATGACGTTCGCCGAAACGTTCAATTACAAAAATTTCATTATTCAACTCGAATGTTAATTTGCATTGAAATTTGTTTCGATTGTTATTCATCACATCTTTTGCACGGTATGTACGCGAACATTTATCGAATAGGCAAAAAGTTACCGCATCTAATAATGTAGATTTACCGGAAGCATTTGGAGCAAACAAACCTTGTACACCGGTATAGTTTGAAAAATCTATCGAGTTATTTTCACCATATGAAAACATATTTGAGAATTCGAACACTAAAGGTTTCCAAACAACATTACGCACAATAACTGCGGTCTTATCGAGTTTCGAATTCATTACACGATTGACATGTCGTACCAAATCGATATTGACTGTCTTCTTAGAATCTAATGCCTCTAAATACTGAGTTATGAGTGTATTCTGATATTCCACATCACGTACATCGCCTAATACTGTATGGTGATCTTGTAAGTTCGACTCGGTATCGTTAACTCGTATTACAGTCGTTTCTAATAAAGTGTGACGTGTCTTTAGTAATTGAATAATTTTCTGTATATCCTTATACTCGGTATTTTTATAACGCACACGTAGTCTTAAATTTTTAGGCAGTGCATCGATATACTCTCTTGATGATGTGACTTTCCCATCTAAAATTTCAATGGTTGCGTATGCAATTGTATTTTCAATTCTTACATATTCAGACTTTTTAGTCGCCACATCCCAAACTAATATTCCATGATCGACATCCTCACCATGATTTTGTTGAATAAGTGAACCAGGATATGCTATTGTTTTTTTCGGATCTAAATATTGACGTTTGTGAATATCGCCTAATAGAACTAAATCGAATCCGTCAAACAATTTAGGTGTAACAAATTCGTTTTCGATATTATAGTTCAAATCGGTTACTGCGCTTGATACAGCACCATGATGTAATGCTATTTTATAATCAGATTCGATATCTTTTGCAGTTATCCAATTTTCAGGATTTCCGAATACTGAAAATACAGAAAATGCAACTCCACGGAAATTGTAAACTCCAGTGTCTTTCCAATAATATATGTTATCGTTATTCAAAGCACTGATAATCGGTGTGAGTGTATCGAGTCGTGAATCGTTATTCAAGTTCGCATCGTGATTTCCGGTAATTACGATTGTAGGTGCGATATCGGCACAACCAGTTAAGAACGATGACACCATGTCAACAAGTTCAGGTGACATATCGTTTTTCGAATGGACAATATCTCCACCTAAAAAAATAACAGATTTCGAATCCGCATTCTGTTTCAAGTATTTAAAAAGACGTTTGAAAACGGATCGATATTCATCATGACGTTTCAAATTTCGTATATGAATGTCTGCAACGTGAAATATCTTTGATATATCAATCATAATAACTCTTGTATTTTATATTCGAATAATACCTGTTCGGATAGAGGTGATGTAGACTCTATCAAGTTCCACATATTTTCATGTCCCAAACTATTTGGATCTGAATTTTTTGGTAGATTCACAAAATATACATTTACACCGAATCCCATAAAATACTCGGCTATTTTTATCGACTTCATTAATGCATCGTCATCTAATGCAATATACAGATCGGTAACTCCATTTTCCAATATTTGCAAACGAAGTGACTTCGACAGTGTTGTACCGTATAGTGGACTCGCATTACGCTTAACCGTTATCGCATCTAATGCAGATTCGACAAGTACTAAAGGCAGTGACCAGTTCAATTGCATTTCGAAACCTACAACATTTCTTGAAAACGGCGGGTTTACAAATTTTGTCTTATTTGTGTTAAGAAACGACCTTGTAGTAAAATATGTAAGTTGACCACTTTTATCGTAGTTAGGAAATACTATCATATTTTCATACTTACCTTGTGTACAATACCCTATACGATATTTTAGAATATCATAGAGCGTTATACCACGTCGTGAAAGATATTCGACACATGTATTCCATAAAAAATTTTTGCGGTTCGGTATCCATAAAGGCGTGTACTCTTTCGGTAAATTGCAGATTTGTCGTATCTGTTCTTTATCTTCCGTAATTACACGTTTGATTTTAGGTAACAGTTCACCTAAACGTATAAAGTGATGCTCCTTTGCATTTGCACGCTTAAACAAAGTATACATCGATTTACCTTTTGTACCACAAACCCAACAATTCCAGTATTGTGTTTCAGGATGTATTTCGAGTTTTCTTTTTGCATGGTTACAAAAAGGACAATGGAATGCGTAATTGCCTTTGCTTTTTTGCGAAGACGCACCTAAAACCGATTCTAATAGTTTCACTAAATCTACAACCATACTTTGTAAAAATACGTAAAATATTTCGAATTTCCAAATTATAGAAGAAGTTTTTTTAAACTTTCGTTGCCACGAAGCGCTACAAAATCCTTTGAACCGATTGCATCATTATAGTAATCTTCTCGTAAAATAACATCTTTTTTATGTTGAAGATTCACTTCGATATAATTTATCTGACCTTTTGTTTCTGCAAAATAAAGTATTTCAAAATAGAAATTCTCTTTGCCCAAAAGTTTTATATCTTCATTCAATTGTTTGTTTGAACCAGTGTAGGTTTTCCAATTCGATTCTTTTTTAACAACATCACGCCTCACACGGCCTGATTCTTTTTGTTTTTTAGTCAAGGGTTTCCGTGTAGTAGATTGTGTGTATTTTCTACCGATATACTTTTTATTATTTGTCAGGTTTTTAATTTCATAAACAAACCCGCAAACATTTTCAGGTAATTCTGTTACCGGTTGCCCTTCATATATCCAATGTGCCATTTAAGAGAAAAGTTCTTTCATACCTTTATAAAAAACAGGAAAATATTTTTGATAATATTTATGTGCAGATGCTTTAATATGACTATCTCTATATCTGTCATAATCTGATTCTTCTTCTCTATAAAAATCGTTTGCAGTTTCAGAAGCATCAAAAACAGCAATTATAGAGGGCGGATCTTTAGGGTTACGTAAATCTTTATGCATTGAATTTAATAATACACCTTCATCAGATCCTCCCCAATCTTCCGTTAACATTTTTTTTGTATCTGCTTTAATAAGTGTTTTTAATGATGTTAATCTCATTGTTATCCTTTATTTATATATAAATATCAGTGGACATGATTTCTTATTTGAATTTTGCAAAAGTATACCGTACGCCGGCAAGTTGCCGTTTATAGATTTCAATGTTCGGAATAGCCTTTTTTATGTACGCTATATATAAATTGTTTCGTTTTTCGCCCATGTCACCACCTTTTTGATAAGGTGAGTATTTTATACCTAAGACATCGGAATCATCTGAATCTGAACCTGTGTTTAAACCTTCGAGTGCTGATTTTATAATATCCACAATTGTTGCCATTACTGAAAACATTTCTCCCCGATTTGTAACATTATATGATTCATCTGCTTCAAAATCAACTTTTATGAATTTCAAATCATTTTTCAAGGTAACCCGATAATTCAAACCGCTATCTGTCACAAAACTATAACCTTGTTTTGCTCCTATTTTATTCAAATCACCGGAAATTTCTTGTTTCCATTTGTATTTAGCGCCGGAGGCTTCACCTATTTCTTTCAGTAGTTTTTTAAGTCGTATCATATCAATATATATCAATGAATGTGCTGAGGTATAAATATATTTGAATTTTTATCGATCGGTTCAATAGATTTTGTTGCTATCAATGTCACGCCGTCCTTTTTTA